TTTGTAAGAAGCAGGCTCACCACAATTTTTACCCTTTTTACGTCTAAACATACACGAACTTACGCCTAGACTAGCACGAACTTACGTCTATTTTTACACGAGGCAACCACAATTTATACAACTCCTTTCATAATTATATACATACAAGAGTCTAAAAATATTTTTAATTTTAGTGTTGACAGACACCCTCCAATATGATATTATAATAGACGTCAGGAGGTGAGATATTGAAATCCGTAAAATTAACCATACGCATATCACCATATCTTAACGAACACTTTGCGTTGTATTGTGCAGATATTGGAGCCACAAACTCCAGTCAAGTTATTCGTGACTTGATAGTGGATAAATTGGTAGACGCGTATTGCTTGAACGAAGAAGAAAAAGAACGTCTAGCAAAAATTGGAAACAGGAGAAAGGAAGTTGAACAAAGTGATGATGTTAATTGACCCTGAAAACGAACGTGAGGTAAAAGCTTTCCTCGACTACCTTGAGTATAAGAAAAGCTTACCAAAAAACCTTACACCTCGAGGTGAGGTGGTATCTACAAGTGATAGTGCAAAAGTAACACTTGAGATAGCCAAGAAACCTGCAATCGAGGTTATGCCCGAACCACACACTGAACAAACGGAACCTGAGGAAACTCAAGTTCTTAAACCATCTGAGGAAATTGATGCAAAAGTTTTGCTTCAAGAATGCCAAGGACTTCTTAGACGCTCTCATAAAGAGGGCAAGAAAGACCAAGCTCTTGATATCATGCGTCAGTTAGGCATACCATCTTTATCCTCTGTATCCACGTCACAGCTTCTACAATTCAAAGAAGCTATGGAGGCTATCTACAATGCCTGAACAACACGCATTTCTGTCAGCGAGCTCTGCTCACCGATGGCTGAATTGCACAGCATCACCTGAGATGAGTAAGGGCATAGAGAATAAAAGCTCTGAATACGCAGAGGAGGGTACAACAGCCCACGCACTTGCAGAGGCAATTCTGACAAGTAACGTGGACAAAGCCTTCGAGGCTAGGCAGTCAGAGTATTACAACCCTGATATGGAAGATTACGTCGACTCATACGTCAACTACGCTAAAGGTGTTATAGACACAGGTGATAAATGGTATGTAGAGCGTAGAGTTGACTTGGGAAGCGTTGTTCCTGACGGGTTTGGTACAGTCGACTGTTATGTTCTCAATCTCAAAGAAAAACTCATAACAGTGATTGACCTTAAATACGGTAAAGGCGTTAAGGTCAACGCAACAGATAACCCTCAATTAAAACTCTATGCTATCGGTGCGTTGCATGACGCAATCAAAGAACGTGTAATTGACGTTGCAGACATATATTCTTGGTCTGTAAAAACTGTAATCTTCCAACCAAGATTACACCACGTTGATGACTGCGTATACAAAAACATTTCCTCACTCATAGAGTGGGGTAACCAAGTCCGTGAAAAGGCTCGCCGAGCTTTTAGTGGACGAGGCGTGGAAATTAAATCAGGTGAGTGGTGTCGCTTCTGCCCTGCCAAAATTCGTTGCAGAGAATATGCAGGAGTGCGTGAGAGCTTCATAGAGAAGATTTTCCCACGTGACCTATATAAACTATCCAACGAAGAATTATCCGAGCTCCTAGAGCGTCTGAGTGAATTTAACACCTACGCTCAAGGGGTAAAAGACGAGTTGATAGAGGCGATAAAAAATAGCGGTGACACCAAAGGATACACCTTAAAAGAAGTCAAGGGTAAACGCATCCTTACTCCTGACGGGTATAAACACCTAGAGGACGAGGGTGTTGAGGTGACAAAAACATCTTACGTTTCCTTGACAGAGCTTGAGAGAACTTGTGGTAAGCGTTACATCACGCAAGCCACGGAAGGATTTATCGAGTATGGCAAACCTTCATACAGGCTTGTGAAGAAGCAGGACGTAGCGAAGGAGGTGTTCGGGCTTGGATAAGCTCGACTTAGAAGTAAAAATCACCGATAAGTTAACAAAGATTGCTGACTTGTTCCGAAGCAAGAACGGTCAGTATGCGGAGGATGATGACGCCTTTGTTAACTTTGAGAGAGCTGGAGAGCTCTTAGGAAAAACGAAAGAAGAAGCTCTTCTCGGGTTTGTAGCAAAACAAATGGTGCATGTATGTGGTAATAAGCCAATAAACAGTAAGGCTTATACAGACCACGTCAATGATATAATTGTGTACATGTTAATATTAAGTGTAATGTTGGAGGAATGTAAAAATGAGTAGTGTAACAATTAAAAACGTGAGATTTTCCTATGTATATGTATTTGAGCCATCAAAGATGAGCGGAAAATACTCTGTACGAGTATTAGTCCCTAAAGATAACACCGAGGCTCTTAACGCCTTAAAAGAAGCTATTGAGGAATGTAAACGCAATCCGAAATCCTTAGATACGTGGAAAAACGGTGGTAAAGTTCCGGGCAATCTCACAGTCTTTTTAAGAGATGGTGATGTAGAGTTCCCAGATGACCCAGTGTATAAAAACAACTATTTCTTTAATTCCTCTAATACAAGTGCTCCTACTGTATTAGATACCAGAGGAAAGGAGATTACTTCTCCAAGCGAATTTTATAGCGGATGCTTCGGTGCCTTTAACGGCTCTGTGTTCGCTTACAATTCTAACGGAAACCGTGGTATATCCGTAAGCCTCGATAATCTTCTCAAACAAAGCGATGGTGAGAAACTCACTGGTGGTCAGTCCGCTAAGACTGCGTTTGCTGGCTTGTTTGAGGAAGATGACAGCCCATTCAAAGACATGATGTAAGATGGGTAGATTGTCCGAGCGAAAGAAAATAAGATTGTCCGATAGAGTTTCGGATATCATGCTTGACAACCTTGTGAAGGTCTATGGGACTGATAGGGCTAGTATCCTTGAGGTGCTAGTCCGCATAGCCCATAAGATACACTTTGGTGGTCGCATGTATCCTGAGCTTAGCCTCGACCCAAAAGGGTACGACGAGCTAATACTCGGTATGATAGTCGAGGAAGCGAGTCTTGGAGGAAACTCTATGGCTCAAGTACATAAGAAAATACTTGAGCAAGTAAAAGACAACCCCGTGGTAGTCAATGCAATAGATAGATGCTACACAAAGGACATCAGCATAGACGCACACTCTGCGGAATATTGGTCTAAAATGCTGACGTACGGTAGTGGTTTAAACGAAAAAGGAGAGAAGGTTAGTAGGAATGAAAAACCGAGTTATGTTCTGCAAAGTGAGGTTTCCTCAAAACGCAGACGATGAGTACGACTATATGTACCTACCTGAATGTGTAGGCGAACTTAAAGTCGGGGACATCGTGATTGTAGAAGCGAGAGAACTAATCGCCGTTGCAGGCGTGTCTGAATTGATTAACTCATCTACAAGGGCAACTAAGTTTGTGCTTCTTAAAGTAGACAAAAGTAAACTTAGAGAGAACATGAAAAAAGTAAAAGGAGAATGATAATATGCGACCAGTAGTATTGCCTGTAATTTACCCATGCAAAATATCAGAGAATACAACAATCGAAGAACAATTCAAGGTCATAAAAGACGAAGTTGCGGAAGCCGAGGATTTAGTTGACGATTTAAGATACGATGATGACAGAGAAGAAACTGCTAAATTGTGTAATATAACATACAATAGCAACCCCTCTAAAATACAGCATTTAAAAGAGGAATTAGCCGATATAATAACAGCTTGTGCTACGTTATTATACCATTTGCCTCATGCAGAAGGTAAAGATGTTGATGTGGACATTTCTGATACAATGAGATTTGTTGCGCTAAAAAACGAGTATCGTGGTAGATTGGAGGAAAACTGAATATGAAAGACCTGAGCATAGATATCGAAACTAGAAGTAGACTTGACCTTACCGAAGTTGGGGTGTACAAGTATGCGGAGGATTGCGAGGTATTATTGTTCGGGTACAGCGAGGACTTTGGCGATGTCAAAGTCCTCGACTTGTATCATGGGGATAAAATACCAGCTCATGTTGTCGACGCAATTCTTGACGACCAAGTGCGTAAGCACGCATATAATGCTCAATTCGAGCGTATCGTGCTATCTCACTACTTAAAAAAACACTGTAGCGGTTACAAAGCAGTGTTTTATTTTGCAGAACATAAATATTTAAATCCTTGGGATTGGTATTGTACAATGGTACATTCCTTTTACTGTGCACTCCCATCAACCCTTGACGCGCTATCTAGGTTCATGTTTCCTAACAACCCCGAGTATGTTAAGGACGAACGAGGTAAAGGGCTTATCCGTAAATTTTCCTCGCCGAAGTTTATTGACCCTAACCTTCTCGACGAGGACAGCCGTGCAGACTGGCAGGCATATATCGAGTATAATAAACAAGACGTAGTTGCTGAAATGAAGATTTGTCAGATGCTAGAAAAATTTGCACCGCTCCCTGATACAGAGCATGAATATTATGTTTATGACCAATATATAAATGATATTGGTGTGAGAATAGATATCCCGTTCGCTAAGAACGCTAAAAAGCTTAGCGAGGAAATAAAATACCAACGTATGCACGAATGGCAAGACATAACAGGACTTAAAACACCTCAGCAATACACAGCTCTTAGAAACTGGCTCACAAAAAGAACCGGCGTTATTTGTGAGTCTGTGGCGAAAGATAAATTGGACGACTTTATAAAAGCTGTTCCTGTTATGCCAAAAGACGTATCAAGGGCAATCGAAATTAAAAAAGAGCTCGCCAAAGCATCTATTGCCAAGTATGCCAAGGCTCTTGCTTGCGTATGTGAGGACGGACGATGTCACGGGCTATTTCAATTCTACGGAACACGTACGGGACGATTTGCAGGAAGGCTATTACAATTACAAAACATTGTACGAAACTCTATCGAGCCACTCGAGGAATGGAGAAATGATGTCATGGTCGGTGACCTTGATTATCTACAAGCCTTGACTAATAACGTTCCTGATACCTTATCTCAGCTCATACGTACCATGCTCATTCCGAAAGACGGATGCGGATTTGTAATCGCCGACTTTCACGCAATTGAGGCGGTGCTCTCAGCATGGCTTGCAGACGAGCAGTGGAGACTTGAGGTATTTAGAGGTGATGGTCGTATCTACGAAGCATCTGCTTCCGAGATGTTCGGTGTTCCGGCTAGTACGATTACTAAACCAGATGGCTCACACGGAGAGAATTATGCTCTTAGAGCTAAAGGTAAAGTAGCTGAACTTGCTCTCGGATACGGTGGTGGGGTAGGTGCTCTTGCCAAAATGGGTGGAGAACGTATGGGACTTACCCAACAGGAAATGGTTGACATAGTCGATTTGTGGAGAAGTCGCTCCCCGAACATTGTAGCATTTTGGACAAAGCTTGATGAGGCAGTCTTATCTGTAATGGACGGGACAACGAAGGTTTACTATATAAACCGAGATACGAACCGTGAGATACAGGTGTATAGGAAAGGTGCATTTCTCGTAATTAAACTACCATCTGGCAGAGAGCTGTTTTACTGCCAGCCTCATTACCGTGAAGTTACTACATCTTGGGGTGCTACAAAACAATGCCTGTTCTTCTACGGTCAGGAACAGACAAAACGAAAATGGCTTCCCATTGCAACTCGTGGTGCGAAGTTATTTGAAAATATTATCCAAGCGATAGCTAGGGATATACTGTGTAACGCAATCCGCAATATTATGATGGCGGGCTATGACATCGTTCTTCACGTACATGATGAGGTGTGCGTAGAGTCTAGATACCTTCTTGAAGTCGACGAGCTCAATGCTCTCATGTGTGATTTACCTGAGTGGGGTAAGGACATTCCACTTACAAGTGCAGGCTTCACATCAAAATTTTACAGAAAAGATTAAAAAAGTTATTGACAGACACTTACGAGTGTAGTACAATGAACATGTAAGGAGGTTAAGAAATGAAAGACGCACAAATAAATGAAATGAATAACCAGAAAATAATTGAAGAAAACAAAGCTAACACCTATTGGTCTAATATAGGGTTCTCCATATCTGAGCTTGAGCTCGGACTGGAAACTCTACGAAAGGCTTTTAGGAACAGACATCTCACGACAGAGGGTAATTTGAACGGTGTTGGTTCTATTGAAAAAGCGTTGAAAATGATAAACATTAACACCGTAAACTTACGAGTATCTCGTGAGAAATGTTCACTTATACGACAAATCAAAACTGCACGATTTATCGAGGAAGAAGAACTCGAACGCATGCAGTTTGATAAGAGAAGAAAGCAAAACAGGGGGAAATGATAGTATGAAAATGGATATAGTAGCTGGTTCAAAGAATGACGAGTTTTATACTCCTGTATACGCGATTGAGCCGATAATTCCATATGCAAAAAGATTTAACAAAGTTTGGTTACCTTTTGATACGGCAGAGTCCAATTACGTAAAAGTGTTTAAGGAAAACGGAATACCTGTTGTATGTACGCACATCTCTGACGGTACAGATTTCTTTAATTGCGAAGTTCCTGAAGGAGTTGACTGTATAATTTCCAACCCACCGTATTCGTTGAAGAATGAAGTGTTTGAGAGATTGTTCAAACTAGACTTACCATTCGCAATGCTGGTTGGTGTTGTTGGGCTGTTTGAAAGCCAAAAAAGATTTAACATGTTTAAAAATAACGAATTTGAAATTATGTATTTCAATAAACGTGTGGCTTACTTTAAAAATTATGATGACCCAAAACCGTCATTAAATCCACCGTTTTCAAGTGTTTATCTCTGCCATAAAATGCTAGATAAACAGATTGTGTTTAAGGAGATTAATAAGTAGGAGTGGTAATATGAGCTACAATGAGTATTCCGAACCACTAGATGCACAATCTATAAAGGATGAACTTAATCACGTTTCAGGTGATGCAATAGTGATTTTAATGAAAAGCGGGGGTAAAGCCGAGAACAGTTGTCGCGAACTTCCTAAACAATCCCCGGACGAACCACCCATATTAAGAGGTCAACACTGTTGTTATACAATAGCGGACGAAATTTCCAAGAACTTTGATATTATAAAGATTATTGAAACTCAGGACATCGCCCAAGACCTCATAACAGATAATATGAAAAGGAGCTGTATAATACTAGGTAGGAGGAAAAAAGATGACATTTAATGATGTAATGAGCAAGTTGGTCACATCACGTCCGGAGCATTCCGGACAAAGAGTTGAGTTTAAGCTTAACGCTATAAGGAACCTAGTAAATAAAGGGTACGTGATAGTTTGTCCAACCGAAGTAAAGCTAAAAGATGAAAAGACTTTTTTGGCTCCTTATGGTGTCATTCCAAACTATTACCTGAGAGTGATATCGACAAAATTATTATTGCGGAGTTATTTAAATCGGTGTGCAAAGAGCTAGACAACTATCGACAAGATGATTTATTGTATGACGTCGGAGAACGTATCAAAGTAAAAGCGTATTACATCGAAGATATTAACTGGTAATTTTAAGGAGGGAAAATAATGAGAAAACTTGATATTCGCATAGGAACGAGTAAAGATGATATAACTTCATCAAATAAATGGGATATTATAGGAAACATTATTGATGTAGGCATAGCAGTACTTATACTAGCCGACATTTTCTTTGACTTTATGTCAAAGGATGTGCTCCGTTCATTGTTTGTGGTGTTCTTGTGTCTTATTCCGGGGATAAGCATATCATACCGTAAAGAGGATGACAATGAGAGAGAATGAGGTTGAACGACATTATAAAAAACTCGTAGAGGATGCAGGAGGCATGTTTATGAAGCTCAATTCTGTCACACACTCAGGTGTTCCAGACAGAATTGTACTGCTCCCTAAAGGTATAATCTACTTCGTTGAATTTAAGGCTCCGGGTAAAAAGCCGAGAGCCTTACAACAACACGTGATAAATCAAATGAGAAAACTCGGTCAAGATGTGAGAGTTATAGATAGAAAGGTTGATAAGTTATGAAAATCGAAACAAAAACATATAAGTGCATCACACTTTCCTTGTCAGAGTTAGGGATGTTAAAAGCTGTGGAAATAGAGCGTCAAAAGGAGTGTGATAAGCACGCCTCCTGTAATGACTGTCCATTCAAGGAAACATTTTTCTGTCGTTGTGGAGGTTCGATAGCTGAAAAGATGGAAAATTCACACAAAATCAGATTAAGTGATGAGGAGGAACAGCAATGAAATTGAAGAAAAGTTTAGCAATAACTTTTACAGACAAGGAAGTAGATTTATTGCTCAAGATTAGAAAAGACATACAAAAAACTTGTGTTCACGAGCGTTGTCACACATGCAAATTTAATGCCACAGTATTTTGTGGAACGCGTATTAACGATGATAACGAAGAATTGGTAAAAGAACGTTCACGTAGAATTGAACTAGACACAGAGGAGGAATAGCAATGAAAATTAGCAAAGATGCAGTTTTGATATTCACGGACGAAGAAATAAATATGCTTAAGAAAATAAGCGAAATAAAAGCTGAGGCATGCGAGTTTTATGCGTGTGGTGATTGTCCATTTCATAATACGTATATATGTCACCCTCACGGTGATGAAACAACTCATCGCAGAACTAAAAGAATAAGATGCATCGTGGAGAAGGAGATGACATACAATGAAGATTAAGGAGCTCGACAAAGCAACATTCTGCACTGAAAAGTGTAATGGGGTAGTTTTAGGTGTTATTAACAAAAACACCTATAAGAAGGTAGTTATATTATCCAACCGTGATAAAAAACTGTTGGATAAACTCACAGAATTAAAAGCAGAAATATGTAAGGGTAACAGATGCCAAACTTGTGCATTACGTCAAACAGTGTTGTGTAGTTGCGTTACTGGGGATTTAAGGAAGGTTCCCCAGAGCATCACTGTCTATGAAAAGGAAATGGAACCACCAAAGCCTGCATACTCGGCACCAGAAAAGGTAAAGACAAAGGAAGTAAACAGAGTAGCATCTTATCTGCGAGGTGTAGTGAGTGCATGTTCCCTCCATGGTGGAAACTGTGATAGATGCTTATACTTTGACGATTGCCCAGCGTCGTGGATGCGTGGTGACGATTATTGTGTAGCACACTGGCGTAATCTCGAGTCATGTAACAGATATTGGATGCGAGTCATATATAGAAGTATAAAAGGAATGTGTGATGGTAGATGGTGCCATAAATGTGCATTTTATCAATTACCGACCGATTTAATGCCAAAATACCCTTGTATGTTTAAAGGTAAACCAAAGGATTGGGACGACAGGATTTTCAGTGACAAAATAATTCGCGAAATTGAAAGGGGTTTGGAAAATGAAACAGGAAAATAATACACAGGACAAGCTTAAGCCTTGTCCTTTCTGTGGAAGTAGAGATGTAAAAATTATGGGGGCTTGTATGGACATCGATAACATAGAATATCTGGAGGACATTAACGTTGAAACCGGCATTCCTTGTGAATGGACGGAAGAACAATTTTACTACTACATTAACGAGTTGTACGGATATGCAGTAGTGTGTGATAACTGTGGCTGTCGAATTGATAGTCGTACATTACGATATGACGAAGAAAGACATAAATATCTGCGCCTATCAGTACTTAAAGATGCAGTTAACAAATGGAACTCACGTGTGGATGATGAGCCATACAAAAAGCTGTTCGACTTGATGGTGCTGTACTTAGCCCTTCGTGATGGTGTATGCTCACCGATACAACGGGATGCGAGCAATAAAGGCAACATCAATTCATCTGGATGTACTAAGGTTTTACCACCGAACAAATTAACTGATATGTTAAACGCTTATATGACAGGAGGATGTAAGGAATGACACAAGAAGATAGACAGCAGATAGATAAAAAGATATTAGAGTTGGTTAACGGTTGCATCCGACTTAAACGCGACGTCGAGAAACTCAGGGAGGACGATAATGACAATTGGTGGGAATTAAGCACATTGTCCGCATCTTTAGATTTATGTTGCATACATTTGGTGTCCCGTAGGCTTACAAAATCTGATGACGAACCAGAAATCGGTAACCAAGACTCTGTAGCCTGTATAGTTGGCGGTCTTATTTCAAGTAATTAGGGAATAAACAATGGCGGAAAATAACGATACAAAACAAAATCCCGAGTTCCTATACAACTCTTGTTCAAATTTGGTAGACAATATTGATAATATCAGTTCTATGTCACATAAAGAAAAATACCTTGCCAATCTCCTCGTAATTAATATGTTTCGTGACATGGCAACACACATAATAAAGGATAAAAACATGGAGGGCTTAAATAATGACACAGGAAGAAAAGATGATAATTAAGCACGATATCGACGAGGTCACCAGCAAAATGGAGCTGATTATGGATAAATTAAAAGCTCTCAGAGAAATCGAGAACCTATCCGACGCTCCTGACGCATGGGATAATTACTGGATGTTAACCGGCATACATGACTTTGTACGTAGAGCACATACACTTCTAGATGCTGGATATTGGTTTAAGGAGGACGAAAAATGAAAATAACAAATAGTGATAAAAAGGTAAATTCTATTCAGAAAGCTGTTACCGTAGTCATCACACCCGAGGATGCAGAAATACTCACACAAATAAAAAATGCTATTCAAGGTAGTTGTAGTTATGCTCCTGACTGTGATAAATGCTCCGCACGAGGAGTTCTCTGCAACATGTTTCTGTCTAATAACATTGTTAACCCTAAGGATTTAGTCGGAGAACATCGTTTAGTAACAGGATTAGTAGAAGGGAGTTCTGACAATGACTAAAGATGATGCAATGAGATTGAATGAAACGGTAAGCGAAGCATATATGATTTAATGGCTCTGCAAAATGATGCCAGAACCGATGAGGAATATGACGAGCTTGAGAGTCAAATTAATGCTATTGAACTAGCAATCGATAACTTACTGACTTTTGAAGGAGATGAGTGATAATGAACGGGGTATATAGAAAGCTTGGACAGATTTTGTGCGAGTTGTGGGACGCAGAACGCGAATTAATTGGGTACCAAAAACAGGCACTCGAACACAACGACGAGAGCATGGTTGGAGCAATAAACGCTCTTGTGCTGACATTAACGGAAGCTAGTAGAAAAATGAACGCCGTGAGAGGTGACTTGAGCTGTCTTAAAGACGAATGGAACGAAAAGGAAGCTAAAGCTACGCAACAATTCGCTGAGCCTCTACCCAAGAACTGCTTACCCGGAAGCATTGTGTGGGGTAACAAGCGCATAAATTTGAATAATGTGAGATAGGAGTTGAGCTAGTATATGAAAATGAAAGTAACTGAACGAGATATACTCTTACTCAAAGCGTTGAGGCATACGCTAATCAGAGATTGCAGGGAAAAAGAGTTTTGTAATGGGTGCAAATGGGACGGGAGTTGGGATTGTCCGGTAGACCGTCGTTATAACTTAATACTCACGGACAATGTAATAGATAGTTTGAAAGGAGTTGAATTAGACACCCCCGATTGAGGGTGTCTTTTTGTTATGACTGTACCTATTTATAAAATACCAAACGTATCAAATGTGTTGTACAATGAGTTTGCTGTACAGCGAGCTATTGAGCATCAAAACCGAGAAATGATGGCTCAGATATATTCACACGGTATAAAACCATATTGGTATATACGACCGTTCATGCACCGTAAGCAATTCTGTCGATACCGACTGTCAAGGAAACCTCTACGTGATAAAACATTCTATCGACACGGAATAAAGAACTACAAAAAGCGATGGGAAACTCGAAAGCTCATCAATATGAACCGTATGCTCTTTTCAATCGAGGAGGGTGTACCTTATATGGTGCTTAAAGACGAAAACGGTGAGGATATGTATTCTACCAGAAGATGTTTGTGCATGGAAAACATACTATCCCGCTCACAACGCCTGAGAGCCTATCTGAGCCGATTTGAGCTTCTATGTAGCCAATCATATTCGGAGTTTTTAAAAAACGCTCATACGAAGCCTGATAAACCAGCCCAAAAACCAATTATACTAAAAAACCCGTAGATTACTCTACGGGTTTATTTATTTCCATTAAAACGGATTTAATGAAATCATTTTGTGAATAGTCCTTGTCTTTGAGTGCTTTGATTGCCTCCATGTCACGAGTTCCCTTGCAGACGATGTGATGGATTGTTACAGGATATCGCTGACCTGTACGATTGAGTCTGGCGTTTGCCTGCTGATACAATTCTAAATCAAACGTTGGTGAGAACCACACCATGATATGCCCGCCTGCTTGCAGGTTAAGACCGTGACCACATGATGCAGGGTGAGCAAGTGCGAGAGGCTGTTTACCTTCGTTCCACTTCTTGACGTCCAAGTCCTCAGCTTGTTTGAAATACTTCTTAATTCGCTCTGCCTCATGCTTGTAGTTATACATAACTAAAATGTTGTTACCATCTTCACTGTCTATGATTTCCTCTAAAGCTTTTAACTTTTCGTCATGGATATGCGTCCAACCTTTATCTTCGTTATAGACTGCACCAGATGCCATCTGTAAGAGCTTCGTTGAGAGCGTACTTGCAGTAAGTGCTACAATGTCACTGCCTTCAATTTCTGTTACTAGGTCTTTTTTAAACTGATTGATTTGGTGCTTTATCTTGTCTGGAAGTTCAATCTCGACCAGATTAATTATTGGCTCCTTGATTGTTATAGAGCTTTCAAGACCAAAGCATATATCGTGTACTCGTTCTTGAATATCCTTGTCAGCACCTTTTCTTAGCTTATAGGAATACACGATGTGACCTTTCATTTTATCTGGAGTGAAATACTTCCATCTAAATGAAGTGATTGTTGGCTCAAGTCTGCGTCCTTGGTCAAGTAAGAATACTTGCGACCACAAGTTCATATAGCTTCTCGGTGCTGGCGTACCTGTAAGCAGAACCATTCTCTGAATTGCTGGTGACGCTTTAGCAAGAACCTTAAAACGCTTTGCTGTATGGTTTTTAAAGGAACTGCTTTCATCACACACTACCATATCCCACTTCCAATTTCTGATAGTGCGGAGATATTGTGCAAGCCACCCCAGCTTATCACGGCTGATAATATAGATGTCAGCGTCCTTTTCAATATCACGCTCGCGCGTATATAGTTTTGTATCGAGTGAAATAACACTGAAAGGGAAGCCCCATTTTTTAATCTCGTCTGTCCATACAGTTTTGGCAACACGAGCTGGAGCAACTATCAATACACGGTTAACAACTCCACGATTATACATAAGCTCGTGGATTGCGTGGAGAGTTGACAGGGTCTTGCCAAGACCCATGCCAACAAAAATGCCTACCTTTTCTACATTAACTATCTTATCTACTATCTGTTTCTGATAATCTTTTAAAACGTACTCCATTATTTATCTCCTTTACTAATGCGCTCATACACACGCTGACGACCAAACATACGCCCACAATCCTGTATGCGTCCTGTATATACCCACTCATCGGATAAGCGTGCCATCATTGCCTCATAATCGGTCTTATATGTCGTACCGAATAAATCTTTAAGCATACGACATTCTACCTTCAATTCCATGATTGAAATGTATTGTCGTGGCTTATCACCTGAAACCTGTATCGTGTTTTCGTTGTCGAGGTTCTCGTACCAGTTCTTACGCTGGCTCATACCCCACGAATACCACTTACTAGGAACAGGTGTGTTGAGATATGCTCGTAGCGCTTCCGCTTCGCTCACACCAGAGGAGTAGCGTTCTTCGCGTTCTAAGGCTTCGTCGACTAGGTCAAGCGGTAAAACTAAATCCTCGCTCATATCCCAGTTCATGACCTCAGCCCATATCTGCTCAACAAAGTCCGGTGTGAAGGTTGTGTATACTCGGTTACCCATCGGTATATTTCTTACACGGTGGCACGGTATTATCCAAAAGCGTCGGTTACCACTACTATCACGAAGGAAGTTTACCTCGTTAGACGTACCGAAGAATACACATTGACGCTTCATGTCGATTGAGCGTTTCCCGTATGCCGGGCGGAAACTGTCTACTGTCTTAGTCAAGAAATTCTTAAATGCGTCAAGGTCGCTAGTTTTTAGTGAAGTGAGCTCACCCATTTCCACAATCCATTTACCTTGTATCTGATACAAGCAGTCCTTGTCAGATACGTTACGTGGAAGTGAATTGGTGAACCAACCACTAGCTAAGCGTTGAAGTAATGTTGTCTTACCAATACCTTGACCACCTGCTAATATGCAGATGTTGTCGAATTTACATCCTGCGTCAAAGATACGCTTTACGGAAGCTAGGAGCATTTTTCTTGTGACAACTCTGTTGTACTTGTTATCCTCTGCACCAAGAAAATCAATGAATATGGTTTCAGCGCGTTTAACACCGTCCCACACACCCTTAGCCTTGTTAAGGTAATCTTTGACTGGGTGGAACCCACGACGGTTTACTTCCTCTGTGAATACGCGATTTATCTTGCTAACAGCAGAGGAACCCTCAATTCCGTACATATCCTCGAAGTAGTTGACAAGGCAAGCGTCATCTACATCGTCCCAAACCTCGGAGGAATTGATGTTGTTCATACGCCAGATAGGTGGCTTGTCGATTATGATACGGTGTGCAAATGCATCGAACTTAAAGGCTTGCGCGAGCATTTCGTCATTTCTCATAATAAGGCGGATATTATGAGTTGTTGGCTCGTAATTTCCTTGCTTATCAACACTCAGCTTACTTGCAAAGTCCTTATCCACTTCAACTTTACATATCATGCCATCAAAAGCTTCTTTGGCTTTTACCTCACGCTCTTTGGCAAATAGTCGTTTCACTTTATCCTTAGAAAGAACTAGCTCTTTCATTTTAGTAGTGGACTCTTTCTCGTTATCACCGAATAAGTGGATACGCACTAAGTCCCACGCGTTACACAAACGACCTTGGCATGGGTCAGTATTTTGATGTGCGTACGCAAACACCCCGTCTTTATATAATACCAGACCACCGGATGTGTGCCCTTTTACGTATGTGTAGCGATTACAGTTATCGTCGACCGGAACATAAATATCAGGTAAAAACTCACTGATTGCTTCGGGAATTGTGAATGCACGACAAAAAGCCCCGATAACCCCTGATTTTTCTGTTGGGTCGACCTGCTTTTTAATAGCTCGGTCAATCTCAAGAGCTGTCGCAGATGATGTAGTCGCCCATAAAGAGCAATCCCTCCATGCGTCTTTATTGTTGCCAAACTCATCGTAGCTGTCAAGGATTTCTTGAGTGTCGAGGTCTACACCTTCGGAGCTGAAAAAGTCATATTTTTGGTCGCTTGAACAACTTCCCCAATACATCAGCCTTTCTGCTTGGAATGTGGTTTCGTCGAAATATTCGATACCAATTCTCTCAGCCATTTTTCTACCAACAGCCTCATATTCATCTGGGTTGAGTGGTCGGTCAAGTTTAAACACGATACGGTATCTATGATTGTTTGGTCTATCACTACGTGTTGTATACATGCAAATGTTTACTCCATCGTAGAGTTTCTTCATATCATCAAACAGTTTATCGTCAGCGTTATCTACATCCAAGGTAAGCAGAGTGCGCTTTTCAACATTGCCCTTTTTACGTAAGCCATCTTTCAGCATGCCTCCGACAAACCCACCAACATTTTTCAAGCTTCCTTGAGCAGTTTTAGGTAGACTGTCGTATTCCTTCACAGTTTCCTTGGAACGAACAGGTACACGGAGCTTATCGCAAAAGTCCTGCCAAGTGTATTTTTCATTTTTCCAACGAGTAGAGATAGCAGATGGAGATGTAGCCACAACAAACTTTTTTCTCTCATCCGTGAGTGATACTACATTATTGTTCATAGAAAAACCTCCTATATGTTAATACTATGTCTTATTATAGCACATAAAAAATATTTTTACACCTCTTGCATTTTACATTATCACATGGTATAATGTAATCACGTTGATGATATTACTTTATTAATGTAAAACCCCCGAAAATCGTAAACATAAAAAGGACTAGAATTAATTTTCTAGTCCTTTTTATGTTGACTTTTTATCCATAATATGATAATATAATCATGGGCATTAAAGACTCCTTTGACTATCTAATTTACTGTTTCAATCTTAGCTCCTTATATCTATTGCTATCAGCTTGCTCTGGTAACGAAAAAGCACTCTCGAAAGAGAGTGCTTTTTTATTTGTACGGATAAATGTTTGACCATTTATACGCGTTTTTCATATAGTTATAAATTGACCATCCGCTGTAAGGGTCGTTTGTTGCAAGAACGTCCTCTGGTGCGTAATCGTTAATCTCTGGGGTTTCAGGGATAGTGACGTTAAGCGACCTGCTCTTTGTTTCCCCAACGTCAGTTATCGCTGACGTACCTGAGCCAACATTATTGCTTGAAATCCAGAAATCACTCTTACCAATATCACCGGTGTTAAAAGCCTTTAGACTTTCATTCATGGTATCAAATCCCGCAGATTTTAAAGAACCGGGCTGATAGCCACTCGTAGATGCGGTAACCGGCTTCGAGCTCTGTGTAGCATTTTGCCAACCGTAATATGATTGGAGAACACTTGGCAGTGTTGTCAGCAAGCTCATAAAATTGCTTTCATGACCCATATCTCGATATGCGTTAGCGTACTGTTGATAAACATTCGCCTGCTGTTCATAGTTTTGAGCTTGCACTTCCTGTCCATACATCTGTACGTTTGTATTATATTTAGAAGTGTTTATATCGTCCGCTGTTGCTTTCGCAGATGTACCGCGTAAATAATCAACGCTTGCACCGGATATGTTGTTCGCTGACGCTCCGACATTAATGTTTGCAAGAGCTGTTTTTCCGCGCTGTCTAATCTGTGATTGCTCTTGAGCTCCGGCTCGACCTGTTAGCGTCTCGTTGTAGCGCATCATGTTAGCATTTGACTGAGCTACGTTTGCCATGTTCTGATAATTTTGTGCTTGTGCTTGATATTGGGCTAATTGACTTCGACGCGAGTTATATCCGCTAAGAGCCTGTAAGCCCATCGCAACTCCTATTCCGCACATCGCTACACACCCCTTTCTACGCGGTAAGTAACACGGTCTGGGTCATTCTCCTCAAGTACTGGAGTAACAATCCAGTTTTTTCGCTTTTTACCGTGGAGTAATAGCCACTTAGCAAAACGATTTTCCTTAATGATTGTACAATAACCACGTTCGTATTTATTTAGATTAGCTGTTGTAAATTCAAGGTATTCTTCAATAAATTTCTTTGGGATATAGTCCGTAGGAAATTTATCAGTAAGAAATTGCCAATACCAATTTTGGTTCTTGAGATTAACAACTCCTGCAATACATATTGCATTGCCATCGGTATCGTAAAAAATTTTAAACGCTTTACTACTATCTATCAGTAAATTTACATATTCATCGCGGGTCAAACCTTCTCGATAAAAGTCTATTTCCTTATTATTACTTTCGTGAAATTTAAAGTTATACATGCTATCACTCCTCTGCTACAATATCTACCATAATTGATAATATATTAAACGGAACTGGACTGTCCTGATAAGCCGTTATATACAAATTAATATCACTACCACCACGCACTGTCACGGTACGTATACCGCTAAACAATTCTAATGGCTCACCATATTTTTCAGGTAACGTGTTTTTCAAAAACGATGAACGTTTGGACTTATCCTTAATTCGTACTTCCCCACCATAGGATTTATCGAGTAACAGCTTCACGACTGACGTACTCTTTTTTCTCCCCTGTATAGTGCCGTTTTGGCGAGGGTAATCTAAATTCAAGGTAACAATCTGCTTGCGGTATCCAAGACCCACTCTTACGTACGAAGCAGGGGTGTCGAGGACGATTTTACCACCAGTAACTACCCGTGAAGGTTGCTCTGAACCGTCAGCTAATATCTGAACTGTTGCTCCCTCAAGAAAATCTAGACCAGATATCTCATTTACTTCTTCCCCAGAGTATACCGCCGAACAGTCTATAAAATTCATTCTTACAGTGTCATCAACCAGCCTATCAGACAACGTTTCGATGTACAGTTTACCAAAGCGTTCAACGATAAAATATACGATTGTTCGTGTTGTTCCACGTATTGATTGAACAGCAATAAAAGAGCCGTGAGTTTCATGTTTTGCCCAAGCATATACATCTTGCTCTTTATTGTAGGTAAGTGTTAACAATACACCATCATCACGAACAGCGTAAACAAGGCTGTCTGGTTCTTGCGCATAGCACCAACTTCGGATAGAACGCCCCCGAAACAAATGGCGCGATAACAACGTTAAATCATCACCCATATAACTGTCAGACGAATAGTCGTATGCTAAATCACGGACTGTTGCACCTTGGTTCAATACATATAAAGCACGGTCATTGATTACGAGAGGTTTTAATGCTGACGCACCTTCAAATGATTGCTGACTCGCTGACACTGTTTTTGATGTCAATCCCTGTGCTTGGTTTCTTGACCCAATTCTCCACGCTCCGTCTGCTGTGAACCCTATAAGGTCTGTCTTTGATAGTAATGAGCTAACACTGTTGAGGCTCTGAGATACGAGGTTAATTGAAATTGGTTCATCATCTTCTTGGTCGATTTCTACTGCATAATTATAGTAATCACCAACAGACGACATCCATATACCGAGCGGTTCTGCTTTTGTCGATGCCCAACATAAACGGTCTTGGAAAAAGGAAACCGCCGATGGATAGCCGTTATCCGGAGTCCAACTAGAGAACGAATAATTGTACTGACCTGTAAATTCCTCGACGATACCAAACTGTTTGCTTTGGACATGGGTTTCAAATGACACGTTAACAGTCGTATTGTTTTGCACGTTGGTTATCTGTGCGTAACAAGAGTTAACAAAACTGTCCACATTGATTTGAACAACGCCAGTTTCCCCACTTGCGTTGCAGACTAAACGGATATAAGCGAGTCCTTCAATTTCGCCACTGTTTTGAAAAGTGTCAACGTCCTTGACATTCCATAATCTGTAGTTTTCCCATGTCTTTTTATTGTCATACGAAACTTCGATGCCAAACGAACCTTGAAATTTGCCAGACATTAAGATTGACCATTGACCGTTGACGGGGATTGCGCCCCCTGTATACTCTTTTGTGGCAGATGATGGACGGAAATTATCTTCATGGGATTTAACCGCCTCGTCTATTCTCACCCAGCGCAATAAATCGGACGGTTGGAAAAGAGGCTGAGAAGCAATTAATGTAGGCTCAATATCGACTGACGTTGTAAACTCAGGTACAGTGATATGGACGGTAGCAAACGTGTCAAACCAAGCTGCATATCCGCGCTTGTCGTCTGACCACTTATACACGCCCGGACTACATGAAACACGTACACGATAGTAAGTAACCTTACTATTATCGTCAGTATATGACAGTGTCGCAGTTGGTGTACTTGGGACAGAGCTACCGATTACGTAGCCGGTCGTCAAGTTACCGCTACTTTTAACATCAACCCATGTGTTCTTAACGATATCTAGTTTCTGGAGGGTTACAACGACACTCCCGTTATAACTTATATGCCCGTTTCTGCGTGACGATGTTGACCACACACTACCTGTACAGCTAGCGGTAATTGTGTTCTTGTAAGCAGGAAACGTTGCTGAATAGGTAGTTTGTGCTTCGTAAGCTAATGACACCGACGCTCCGGTAATATGCTTACATGCGTATTTTGCCGTACTGTCAAACGCCTTATAGTCTGTTCCCTCTACCGGCGCTTTATATTGCAAAGTTATGTCAGTATCGTTTAATGCCCCGTATGGAGAGCCATTACGTGTACTAAATTGCTCTAAGCGCCAATCGTAGGTATCATATCGGACTAATTTCATGGGTTCGTGTGTGTTGTGTGCCAAGAAAAGAACATCGGCTGACTGTGCGTATTGAATGCTACCTACACTGTCCTCACTGTAGTTGTGGTCAATCGTGTATGGCTCTCCATCCTTAACAATAATACCTTCGTTGGCTAAAAAGTATATTTTACGTTCATTTGCGTTCGCAACAAATAACAAGATTATATTCTGTGTACTACTAAACGAAAACGGTATCATTTGAACAGCCGATGTTGTATCGCTAGTCAATTCACGTAAAAATTCTGTACCAGCACGAGAAACCACCCCACCAAAAGGTAGGGGGTACATATTTGTGCTTTCTGACAAGCTAACGGAGTATTTCGTAAAGTCGTTTCGACCATACATATCGGGTGACAACTCACCTCCAGCAAAAGAGGATTGTTGATAATAATAAGTTTGGTCACGTAAAGATGTCGCCATACATTACCACCCTCTCAATTTTTTACGTATGCCATTCGAGTTCCTAAAATCAAGAAAGCTAGAAGGGTATTGTAAATTGGATTTATTTTCACGTGCATTGGAAAGTAACGCATCCTGAAACGCAACTTGATATTTTGCATCCATTTCTGAAACAATCTGAGCGTTTCCTGTCAATGACTCTACGCAACGAGCAGACAAGAGATAAGACAAACAAGTCACAAATTCAGGGGTGTATATTGCGGTATTATCCTCATCTACTACATACTTACATTTTGCACCCTCAATGTCTGTTGCAAGTGCTTTACGTGAACCGTAATTAAATACCTCGTAATCAGGCATGTACTGTTGAAACTGGAGGTCTATGTTACTGTTATAAACCTGCAACACTTTTAGGCATTTACTTGGTAAAGCGTACACGTACTTATATGTAGGGTGTTCAGCTTCATCTAGTAACGCAAGACTGCCTGTATAGCTAGTCGCAAAATTCCATATCCCTTTTGCAAGTATCGCCTGTCGACAATTCTCGTAGAGAAGGTTTAATATGCGCGCTTCCTCAGCATTTTCTGTAAGACTCGCAATTTCACCCCCACCATAGTTAGCGAGAGCCATATTGCATATTTCAACTTTCGTATACACTGTTATCACCTCGTATATTAAAATAGGGGGTGATGTCACCCCCAATATTATTTCTTCGCTGTACTTTTACGTGCAGGTTTAACAGCTTCCCCCGTCAACGGGTTCGGCTCCTCTACTTGTTCTGCTGTTTTTTCTTCGGACGGTACTGTAGGCATAGGTGGCTTAGGTGCCTTGTAAAGTTCAGTAAAAGACATATCTTGTAGACTTTCGTTATCAGTGAACCCAACAACCGCTAAAGCCTCACGTTTTTGCCCCTCAGGACTTGTAGCCTTTAATTTTTTAAACCAATCCGGTGCAAGAGCAATGACTTTTTCATCGGTCACTAATTCACCATCTTTATAAATTCTACCCCCTGCATAGCACTTACGTGTACATACATATGTTGCCATAGCTAAGCTCTCCTTTAATAGTTAGTTTGTGGGAATAATTCCACCCCTGCGGTTAATTTACCGTTAGTTGCGGGGCTACCAGCTACTGTATATTTCATAATTAAATTTTTCTTGGTATCGTTTGGGTCGATAAATGGAATAGGTAAATTCATAATAAACGTGTTACCTGCTTTTAATTTATCAAGTGGAACAGCACCAAGAGTTGCAATTTCTTCACCACTTGCACTCGTACCGTCATTTGTTTTATATAAAGACGGAGTGATAGAAGTTAAGGTATTAAAATCCTCACTAACTGTGATACGGATTTTAAGCTGTCTATTTTCTACGTTGCTGATTACATCACGGTCAATATAGTGCTCACTATCAGCTGTATCAGTTACAGCTTGGTCTATACTAAACATTAAAACTTGGTCTTGCATATTAACACCTCCTAGGATACTTTCGTTTCTGTACTTAACATACAATCCATCATTTTGAACGGCACACCATAGAAGTCACTTACTAAACGTGCAGAGTCACTTGTCGGTACGTTCATGTTTCGAGAATTGTTTGCAAGTTGTAACTTAGAAATATATGCCCAAACTTCACGTGGTGCATAAGCTTTCAAGTTAGGAGAAGAACCAACAGGTATTAATGATAAAGCGTCAATCATCAAGCCTGCAAGTTTCTTAACAGCATTTTCGTCAGAGTAATCAAGTGTTGCGGTATCAATATTTGCAATACGAATTACATAACGGTAATCGTGAACAGCAAGCCCAGCTTCCCAAGTCCAGTGAGAACGATAGCCTTCGTACTTGCCACCTTTACCATCTTCAAGTGTTACCTGACCTTTATCCTCGTAATCTAATCCGGCTTTAGAACCTTTAGGGTAAATACCACAGACTTTATCTTCACCCCAACCAACAAGTAAGATTGAAGCTAGGTGACCAGAGTTTTTACCGCCAGCATCTAACACAATCGGAGAACCATTACGGACTGTTGTATTTAATTTATCCAAGCGAGGCATTAAGCCTAAGAATTTTTCTGGTTGTTTATAGCTGTTACCGTATAAGAATGTTTCTGCCATTTCTTGACTCATCGCTTCCATCTGACCTTTAGCCTGAGAGAGCATAAATGCTTCTTTATCAGAAGCCATGGACACTAAGCGTTTATCCACTTCGGAGTAAGTTTCCAAGATACCACAAGTTTCAGTAACCTGAGTTGTACGGGAAACACCAGTTTTAACCCCGCTGTTTAATCTACGCCAGTATGCCTCACCAATAGATTGACGGCGTGTAATAACAGTACCAGTTTCGGTGTTACCCTCCACAAATGGAATGTCCCCGAGCATCGGATTGTACTGTGTTAATACCTCGGCAATTTTCGCTGTAGACCCGTCAGGGTTCTTCATACTAGCGACATCTGCGAGGGATAATGTTTTTAAGTAATTAGATGCAGTTGCCATTGTTAATCTTCCTCTCTAGTTATTTTAAAGAATTTGGGAACAGAGAACTTGCAAGAGTTCGCTGTGCCATAGGCGTTACTGCATTGTGCGGAACCCCCGCCACACCTTCTAGTAACGTTCCTGACAAGTCACATAAAAGACCCATGACTACCGGGTGGTTAATCAAACCACTATCATTTAAAAATGGTTTCAATAACGGGTTCTTTTGGGCAAGAAGGTCAAGTGCACGGTTAGCTTGCGCGATACCTTGAGAACCTAACTGATAATTAGTTTGTTTCTTCCATTCTGCAATGATTTCTTCCTGCTTTTGAGCCTGCTGTGGAATAATTGTTTTACAATAAAAATCTACAGCACCCTGAGCCTGTTTCTGAGATAACCCGTGTTCCTTCGCCCAATCTCGAAACTCATCCATTGGTGCATCAAACCCCTCCGGAACAGTGAATGGTTCATACTCACTTGGAGCTCCTACATCCTCGGCTGGAGCTGGTTCATCTTTTGGCACGTTAATTGCCGGAGATGGTTGCTCAGCAGGAGCAGGATTTGCCGGAGCTGGAGTTGGTTCAGCAGGTGCAGGAGTAGGTTCCGCAGGAGCTGGGTTTTCTGGAGCTGGAGTTGGTTCAGCAGGTGTTGGGTTAATTTCTTCCATTATTGTGTTCCTCTCTTTCAATCAAATCTCTCAAATGCAATTCTGTTTCTTTGTGCTCACATACAGCAAGTTGTCGTACTTTTGTACCATACAACGTATCTGAACCCAAAGGAATTGCGTCAAAATAAGACGCAATTTGTAAGGCTACTGAACGTCGACCTTCACAGTAAGCTAAATCTTGGGAAGGCGTGTAACCTTTTTCCAATCCAGCACCTAACATGAGGTGTGCCATAATAAAACGGAAGTCCTTGCTTTCCATTAGCTTTCTCATGCTCTTAATAATCTGCTGATTTATTCTGCCGTTTATCTGTGCGTCATAGTTCAAGTAAATACCCCCTATATTAAAATAACCCCCTGACAAGCATTACTACTTATCAGGGGGTTGTATTATCCTGCAACTATCAAGCTACATGCAATACATAGCACAATAGTAGCATAGGCACAACATTTTTGTCGTTTCCTGTATTTAGTAATTTGTTCAATTTCGTATTTTGTTCTTGCTCTCCACATATTAATACCCCTTTTCCTTGTTTCGTTTTCCATTTATCGTGGTTGCTTCTTACATTGTATCACGCCTGCACGTCAATGTCAATAACTTTCAAGTGCATTAGGAACTGCACCACCGAGAACTTGAGTTAACGCAGACGGCTCATCCATCTTCGCTTGGGAAGCTGTTTTTGCCATTTCTGCTTCGTTCATTTGTGTTTGCTGTTCCATCAACATTTGCTGTTGCTGTGCACGCTGTTGACGTATCTTCATCACTTGGTCACGTGGTTTCAAGATACGTGGATTGATACCGTTAAGTGTGGCTATGCTATCAATCGCCTCATCAAAGTCGATTGTGTCAAGCACCTCTGGTATCTGAGCTGTTGACGCAATGTTAATAGCTGTGGTCAATGTATCAATGATTGGTGTAATATCACTTTGTCTTTGAGCCTGTGATAACTGACTTTCAAATTCTACAGACAACTCAGCACCTTGAATGGAGTCTGGTGCCTGTGGAAATAGATTACTTCTAAATCCAATACTGAGAACGCGTCTTAAGATGCTTGGGAGTACTTCGGTTTCAATTCTGTCTAAGAGTGCTCCAAGTTGCCCCATCTTCTCGGCGTTGAGCTCGACTATCTCGCGCGCTGTTCGCGTGCCCTTGTCCATGTCGGATATGAGCTTAAACACATCGTAGTGGAAGTGGAGTTTCATTTCCTCCTCGAGCTCCTGTCGATGTAGCATTACCTGTTCAATCTGGAATGAACGACCATCTAATATTGGCGTTATCATACCAGATGAACCCCCTACAGGGTTGTAGTAATTTACACGGGACGGTAATAAATTCACCCCTCCGTTAGCCATTATATCACTTGGCGCTTGTAGAGGGGGGTTGGCTGTGAGCTCTGCCATCTGCATTATGTTTTTCTGTACAAGTTGCAATTCACGAGCAGAGCGAACAGACCAGATACCCGCTCCGTATCCGTACAGGCTGTTTGGCTTAACAAACCAACGCGATACGATAATCGGAAACTCATGATATCCACTCATCAACACAAGTTTCTCGTCAGCGTCTGTCCATATGTATTCTGCGTATGGGAAACGCTGATTGTTTTTACTTCTCGGTTCATAATACTGGTTCGGTAAAATAAGCTGATATACTGTGTAATATCTGTGAGATGATGGGTTTTTGCGCTCTGCTTTAATATCCTCAGGAACACGGTCACCGAAAATCTCACATAACTGCTTAGCTGTTACTTTAAATTTACGGGAGAACGTGTCTATCTCATTGTACTGGTTAGAGTCTAAATAATACTCACCACACGTAAAACCATAGCAGCGTATCCCTGTTTTCGCGTCGCTAGATATCATCATAGCTGACGTTCCTACCAAGCCAAGCTCAAGATTGTTTTGATAGTTCTCTTGATAGAAATGACCTTTATAGAGCATGTCATATACAATCTGCTCTACCTGTGCAAGCCACGTTCTAACTTGACTATCACGCATAAGCTGGTCATCGCTGACCTTGAGTTTAAACCACTTCTTAGTAGGACTTGTTATCCCACTTTGCAATCCAGATGCAAATACGTTTGCATAGCTTATTGGAGTGGTCTTAAGAAAGTATTCGTCGTGACGATTACTTGTATTCGGGTTCTCATCGTCAAATCGACCAAAGTACGGATAAATAAAATCACGGACATCTTTGTAGATGTCCTTCATTTCCTCGAACTTATTTTTCATACTCTGGTGGATGCTGTACAGCTCATCTCGTTTGAGCATTTATCATCCCCCCAAAAGAGTTTTCTTCGCAACGGCTCCAGAGGAAACCCCCATACCTCCTGTTATAGAGGTGGAGCTCTGCCCGCGCTTTTTATTGCGCTGATACATTTCATCAAGCGCTGTTTTTGCAGAATTGTCCTGAGATAAGTTGATGTTCTCAGGAGTTTTCACTTCTTGTTGTTCAACTGTAACTTGAGGAACTTTGGTATTAGTCCCTAATAGTTTGCCTACAAATCCACCACACACTGCCTATCGTCCTTTCTAAGTGTTTTTTCTTCCCTCAAAGCCCATTCGTATAGGGTCGTAAGTTTGAGCCGTGTATGAGGCTCTACGGCGGTTTCCTGCGATTTTATCGAGCATTTCAGGAGATATTACGTCATATGCGAATGTTAAAGCTAAAGCGTCGCCGTAGTCAGTCGAGTGACCTAAACGTTTCTTAATGTCCGCCTTACTCTCTAACACCATTTTTTCTTGTAAGTTAATCGAATATGTTGGGGTAGCAAGGTCGGTTACAAGAGCTGGTAAGTTCGGTATCGAACCACCTTGCTGTAACCATTTTCTCATGCTATCCCACATATAGGCTCTCATGTTGAGATAACCTTTTTTAGGCGGTGACCCGCCAAAGTTAACTTCGATTACGTTGGTAAGTCCGAGTTGTCGAAGTCTATCTATAACACCCTCGCCACGTCCGCTATCAACAAATACTGTTTGGATATTGTAACGCATTACTAAATTATAAACGTGCATGGCGAGAGTCATATTATCTATTTTAGCAAGCCTGATAGGCTCGTATGCCTTCAATCCTTGTCGTGGGAACAATACTGAACAGTCGTCCCCAAACCTTGCTACGTCCACCCCAAGAACCATTGCCGAGGATGCGTAAACGTCGTATTCGTGCTCACGTTTAACAGCCTCCTGCAAAATGTCAATCGGAATGAGTATGTCGTCGTTTGACGCAGTAAAGTCACACAAGAACTCTTGGCGGAACTTAGTTTCGCTCATGGTCGCTCTCAGTGTGTCAATCTCGTCTTGCTTAAACACTCCAGAGGTAAGAACGTTACACATTCCTGCCCACCAGTCGCCAGCCTTATTCTCAGCATACGACTTTTGAGCAAGGTTAAACGTGTCATAGAAGTGGTTCATTCCTTTTGGAGTACCACTAAACACCACCCAGCCTTGACGGTCTGTGATGGAAGGGAGGATAATTTCTTCCCACATGTCTGGGTTCATCTGAGCATATTCGTCAAGAATAACTCCATCCCAATACGCCCCGCGTAGTGCGTCTGGGTTATCTGCCCCATAAAGATAAATTCTTCGTGTTCCGTTTCCAGCCTTGCAAAACTCAACGTACAACTCTGTTTCGTTTGCTCTAAAGTCTGGGAACACACCTGTGAACTCTTTCAGGTATCGCCAAGCAATCAGTTTAGCTTGGTTTCTAAGCGGTGCCACGAAAGCGTATTGCGGGTTCTTTTTCGTACAACGTACGGCTTCCATGACCGCGTGGTTTAACAAGCCAACTGTTTTACCCATACGACGATGAGCTACTAAGCAGTTAAACCTGTGTCTTGCGAGTTGCTCATGAATTGGAACAAACACCTTTCGCGGGGTGTATGGTATAACTAATTTACTTGCCATAACATTACTCCTACAAAGTATTTTTCATGTCAGTTTCAGCTTTCAATTCGTCAATCTTTTCATCCATCTTCGTGTTCCATGTTACTTCAAAGCTGTTGTCATGTTTATTTTCCGTTTTCTCAGCCCAACCGAAGTTGTTCATCAACTCAAACTTGGCGCCGTTGAATGACTTGCCAAACAACTCAGTTTCAAATCGTTCTTCCAGTCGTCCCATGTATTCGTCCACTATATCGTTGTATTCCGTATCTATCGTTGTTGCAGTTCTCAATACACGTGTGGTTACTCCCAGTGCACGTGCTAAGCCTGCGACTGTAACCATCTTGCCGTCGTTTTCGCATTTTCTAAAATAGCTGTTCGCTCGTCTTACAAATTCTTCTCGAGAAGGAAAGCTCTTAACTGTAGCCAATGCCATAGTACCGCCTCCTATCTTTTTGTTTTAGTTATATTATAACATTTGCACATAAAAAAAGCAACCTGTGAAGGTTGCTCATGTTATAGTGCTCCTACGGCTAGGAACAAGCTCTTATAGTCTGGGTAGGTTCTGCTCTTAATCTCAGGCATATAGGTTTTCTCAATAGACTTGAAAATCATCTTGTTGTACGCGTCACATCTGTTTTGCGGTTCGTTGCAAGCATACACCTTAAAGTCAAGTTTGTATGCGATGTGTTCTTCGTCTGTTCCTGCTATCTGCTGTGCATACCAGTGTCTTATGATTGCGCTGTAAGCTCGAGTTGAGGATTTAGCGTAGTGAGTTAAGCTTGACCACCAATCCAATACCATCAACGTGTATTCAAAATCGTCTTTACCTTGCATGTGTGGAATACTTGGGTACAATACAATGTCTGTCATCTTAATATCGTTGTTAACTATGAACTCCTCATCTCTGCGTAACGGCATGTAACGTTCAAGGTGTTCGTCACCGTTGTAGTTCATGAGATATGAATATATAATATCACCGATAAGGTGGTTCATAGGGATGCCGAGTGTTTTAGCAAAGCCCTGCATATCCTTTAGTGTTTCTTCTTCTAAGCGTAAGCGTTTCTTACCGATGTTATGGCGTTTAATGTTTTTGAACTTTCTCGGCTTCGTTACACTAATTGCATCGTTTTCGAGTAATGAGTCCAAGTAGTATCCTCCTTCGACTGTCATAATGTGTTCAGTAAAATTCATTTTACATATTCTGTTTGGCATAAATAGACTCTCCTTTTGTGTGTTTTAACGTTCACAATGTAATAATAGCATAAGAAAAACATAAAATCAAGTCCCTGTGTGTAAAAATAGACGTAAGTTCGTGCTAGTCTAGGCGTAAGTTCGTGTATGTTTAGACGTAAAAAGGGTAAAAATTGTGGTGAGCCTGCTTCTTACAAA